CGTGTGAAAAAAACTAAACAACAAGCAATTGAAGAAAATATTAAAAAGGCCGAAAAATCAGGTAACACATTATCGCAAACAATTGATGAAAATGGTAACTTAATTGGTGTCAATAATGCAAGTACAAAAGAGTTCGCGCTAGGTGAACAAGAAAACATTTCAACTGCTGATATTTGTAAAGAATTATTCGAAGGAGAAAATATTGTTGTAGGAAAGAGTGATTACGGGCAAAGTCAATTAAAGTCAGGACCATTTGCTAATCAGAAATAAATTTTATATAAAATAAAAAGCAATTTGTAAAAATATTGTTATTTAAATATTGTTATTTAAATAATAATTCATAAATTATGAATATGGAAAAAACCTGTTTTGTGTTAATTACAGATAAATTATATTTGGGAAAAGCTATGGTTACAATACAAGACTTAAGAACAATTGGATGTTGGGATAATGATGTCGTGTTGATTACAATTGATTTTGATTTGGATGAAACATTACAAAAACAATTCAATTTAATAGAAGTCAAATTTCCACAAATTGATAAATCTAATTTGATTCAAAAAATAGGTCCAAATGGTTTTTCAAATAGCGATAAACGAGAGATAAATAAATTGAATCAATGGGAGAAATTACATGTATTTGACGAGTATTTTTTACAATGGAATAGAGTAGTATATTTAGATGCTGGGTTAAGAGTGTTAGATAATATTAAATATTTATTAGAACTAGATTATAAAAATCATATTTTGGCACCAAATGATGCCTCACCTAATTTTAGACCAGATCAGATTTTTAAGTATCAAATTAGTTATGACAATGAAGAAATGGTAAACTTATTAAAAGCGGATTTAGGAGAACAAATTTTTGAGAAACATCATATGTTAAATTGTATGTGGATTTATGATACAAATATTTTAAAAATATGTAACAAAGAAATGTTAATAGAAGCAATGAATACATATATTTTATGTAAAACAAATGAAATGTGTTTAATGAACATAATGTTTCATTTTAAATATGGCTTATGGAAAGAATTCCCTTTGAAAGCATCCAATGGAAAATATTTATTTGAATGGTGTGAATTAAATCATTCGCATCATACTACATGGAGGGATTATTGTTTTATTAAATATCCAGTAACAATTAGACTTAATGAAAGACCTATTTTATGATTACACCCTTGAAGATTTGAAATGAGACAGCATTTCAAATCTTTTCAGATGAACCGGGTGAAATTTATAACAATAGCACCCTAAAGGGTGCCGTTTTAAATCTTCACTGGTTTAAAATATAGTATTTGATGCAACGTAATAAGACAACTCATTGCTAATATACGCATGTTTTATATTAGGTAAACTAAATACTCTATGACAAAATACACTATCTTCTTTTCTATTAAATTCACGCTCTTCTGGAAATTTTATTATATGTAAAATCGAAATTTTAACAGTAGCTTGTGAATGATGAATCTTATCAATTCTATCATCATAACCATGAATATGAGTTATACAACCAGACCAACTTTGAATCAGTGTATTTGTTCTAACGTTTATATGTGCGATTTTTTCAAAGATATTTGTATCATTATATGGATGAGTTTGATAATTATGTAGTATTATATCACTATCATAATCATGAATAGTCTTTAGTAAAATTTCTATTCTCTGTGGATGCATAATATCATCAGCATCCATAAATGTAACATAATCCATATCTAATAATTTTGAAATAGCATTATTTCTATTTTGAGCCGCATTAAGTTTTTCATTTGTTACAAATATATCTAACTCAAAATTATATTTTTTAATTATGTCAAGTTTATCTGTTGAAGAGCAACTTACCGCAACTTTATTTGGAACAATTGTTTGTGAATCAATTGAATCTAATAAAAAGAATAAATTATTAATATGGACATAATAACATGGAATAGCTACACCTATTTTCATTAATATATTTAAATTATATATATATTTAAGTATATTTATATAAATATTATGTAAAAAATATATAAAAAATATTCTATAATATAGTATATGATGGATATTTACACAAAGAATTTTATTATGGTATTATTAAAATTATCATTAATTTTTAACTTTGTTACAGCATCAAAATTTGATCCTGCTAGATGTTTTGAAAAATTTATATCTCATTATGGAGTAAAAATCGAACCTGTTAATTATGAATTTAGAAAAGGGTTATATCTAGAAGAACAAAAAAGAATTTTAGCACATAATAATGCTAATAAAGGTTGGAATGAAACACTTACTCCAATGTCAATCCTAACTGCTAATGAACGAAAACAATTTTACGGATATTCAAAAGGTATTAAACAATATCATAATTCTATCAAACAAATGAAAAACATGAAATCAGATTCAATTGATTTAAATTTATTACCTAAGAGTGTTGATTGGAGAAGTAAAGGTGTTGTTACGGCGGTAAAATCACAGGGTGGATGTGGTAGTTGTTGGGCTTTTGCTTCCACAGCAGTAATTGAATCACATGTCGCTATAAATACAAATAAATTATATGATTTATCTCCACAACAAATTGCTACTTGTGCTCCTAATCCACTAGAATGTGGAGGTAAAGGTAATTGCCAAGGAGCAACTGCTGAATTAGCGTTTGATTATATTGCGAATTCCGCAGGCTTATATGATGAATTTCAATTGCCATATACTGAATATTATGGAGTTGAAGCAAAATGTGTTTTACCATCAGATACGCCTAGAGCTACAATTTCAGGATACGTTAAATTGGAAGAAAATAATTACGAACAATTGATGTATGCTGTAGCTACTGTTGGTCCAATTGCTGTTTCAGTGGATGCGAGTAATTGGCATTCATATTCTTCAGGAATTTTTAACGGATGTAATCAAACTAATCCTGATATTAATCATGCTGTTGTTCTTGTAGGATATGGGACAGATTATACATCAGGTCAGGATTATTGGTTGGTAAGAAATTCATGGTCTGCCTCGTGGGGCGAATCTGGTTACATCAGATTATTGCGCCAAACAAGAAGTATTTATGATGATGATAATGATGAAACATGTGGAATGGATATAACTCCTCAAGATGGAACTGCTTGTGCTGGGGATAACAACCCAGTTAAAGTATGTGGAACTTGTGGAATTTTATATGATTCATCCTATCCTACTGGTGCGAATACATTATAATTTTTATAAAATAACAATATAATCCCTTAAGGTATTTATTATATTGTTATTCTTTTGCTACTTTACTAACCAATACTAATTTACTACCAATTAGAAGTTTTCTTAACACTTATTCTAGGGCCTGCGCCTCGTTTTTTGTTCTTAGCAGGATCATATTGTTCTTCTTGATCTTCATCAGGCATTCCTTTTGATAATTCCCAGAATTCTTTTGAACCCAATCTGAAGTCATTATGATTATCAGCTTTATAATAAAATACTTGGTCGTTTAACTTATTAGATTTAGAGTTATTATTAATAACGAGACATTCATAATTTTCCGTACATTGATCCATTACCTGACAAAAGGCTTCAAATGTTGGAAACATACCAGCATAATTCTCATAAATACGCTTTCTATTCGCAATATAATTCTCTCGAAGAATAAAAACATAATCTATATTAGTTCTTAGTGTAGGTGGAATACCTAATGGATATTGCATTGTGATGACTAACATTACTTTCCAGTGTCTCAATAATACCGTTTTCATTTAGACATTTCCTTCTAAAATCATAAAACCTATACTTTTTCAATGGGTATAGCATTCTCTCGAATGGGGTTAGACTATATCTTAAGATATCATCGAAACTAGTTAGGTTTCTCAATCCCACGGGCATTTAGTCGTTGAACAATCATCATATCCTTACCATAACGGACTTAGATGACTTGCTGCGGATTTTCTCTATTTTATACCTTTTTACTATACCTTATGTGATTAGCATAAGCCGCTATTATATTTCTACAATAGTTTAGTAGTATAAACCTTCAAAGAACAATCAGTTCTAAACCAAGATTTTTCCGCAATTTGGACGTGTCGCATATTGATTTAACAATATACTAGCCATTCTTTTGAAATGACTTTGGCAAACATTTTACCATTCATGAAAAGTAATCGCATTAATTTATCACGAGACCATGTATTGTCATATAAACAATCATCTAATATAACAAATGCTCTTGGGTCAATAGTGGATCGTTTATACGTTTCCATCTCCTTTTTAACCTGCTTTAATACAGTTCTCTGACGCTTTAAGATGTTCTCAATAATTGCCGAATTATATTCATTATGGATGAACAACCGTGGCACCATTTTGCCGTAAAACCCGTTACCTTCTTCTGTTCCTGATATAACTGTTCCAATTGGAATGTCCTGTTGATACCATAATAGATCTCTGACTAAAAATGACTTACCAGTATCACGCTTACCGATTAAAACTACGACTGGACCCTTATTTTCGTTTGGTTTAAATTGGATACTTTTCATATCAAATTTTCTTAGTTCCAGAGTCATTATAATATTATTTTATTAAATAATATTATTTAATTTTAAACGAAATAAATTATTCATAAAAATATTTCCATATAGATTGATATTCTAATATTTTAATGTTTTCAATATAATCTTGTAATACAAAATATAAAGTTAATTGGTCCTGAATACCACATTCTAATATATTATTAAACCAATCTAAACCAAATTTTTTGGAAATTTCATTGTTTTTACGAATATTTATTCCTCCACATAAAAATCCATTTTTATTTGTTTCAGTATATCCTTTATCAATCATTTTATTTATATAATTAACATAATTTGTTTCTTCATTTTTATATTTTTCTACACCCATAGATGAATTAAATTCATCCCAAATACTATTATATTTTTCAGAATAAGGATGTTTTGTAAAAACTATAGATTTATCTGAATTATCAAGCTCATATATTATATTTTCAACTTTCTCATCAAATACTTGTAATTTATTATCAAACCAACATACATATTCATATATTTTTAATATCTCAATATCGAATGGTTTACATCTATATGCTTTAGAACTCATTATATCTTTATTCCAATCATCATAAATTGGAATATCATCAATAAATATTCTAATAAATTTTGTATCTTGTAATTGAGTATATATATCAATATTATTTGTAAAATAATAACAATCATAATCTTTTGATGGAACCGGTGGTATTAAAAAAGAATAATTATTACTAGAACCAAAAAAACAAGTATAATATGCAAGTTTTGTGTTATTCGGTTTTTTATAATTAACAAATTTAAACTGATTATCAAAAAAACCATTGTTTTTCATATATTCGTTTTTAAAATCTTTATTTGATTTACATAAAGAAAATATTTTGTCAACAATACCATAAGATTTATCCCTATTAGAATAAAACGAGCTAACATAATAACAAAAATATATATTAAAATAAATATCACCAGGACAATTAATATTATGAATATCAATATAATTTAATATTGTTTCACAATACTGAAAACATATTGTATTATTAGCTTTGTCTAAATTTTCTTTTATAATTTTATGTACGTATTTAAATTCATTATCTATAAAAATGGAATTTTTATTAACATAGCATTGTGTATTTAGTTTTGACATAACATATTTTTCCATCAATATATTCATATAATCGTTATTTAAGTTACATTTTCTCAATTTAAGTGAATTTAATACAAATTCACAACCCTCTATACATTTTTTAAAATTATTACATCTAAAACTATTATTTATAAAATTTCTTATTGGAGCTTCCGGGTGTTCATATACATATTTATAATTAGTAATCATTTGTTGATAATCACCATAATAATGTTCGAATGAATCAGGATTTTCAAAGTAAACTGGACTGAATAACTGTTCGTCAGCATGACCGTATCCTAATGACAAATAATATAAAAATTTATCTAATATTAACCCGCAAACACGGTACATATATTCTTTGTTTCCTGTAAAAAACCCACTACACATGCTACATCTACCCCACTTGAAGTACTCTTTGGTATCTTGTATAAGCTCATATGGTATATAATCAATATAACATGTTGAAAATTTATTTCTTTTAACTGCCAATGCTTCATCCAGATATTTTAAATTAGTGTATCCCATTCGCTCTATACAAAAATTTATCCAAGAAAAATATTCACTCTTAAATGGATTAGAATCTATAACCTCTCGTAACATTATATATCTTGTCAAACAAAACAAATAATAACTAGCAGTATTTCTATTATCAAAATAGTACGGATTTTTGCTTCTATTGTCATTTATTATATCTCTGTACACATTTAATGTTTTATTATTCAACATAATATCATCAAATTCAACAATTTTATACACTGTTTTTTCTCTCAAATATTCTGGTCTTAACTTAAAAATCTGGTCGTAACTTTCACTATCACAATAAATTACTAAGTTATATGGTAAATTTAATGTCGATAACGCATGTGATAAATAGTATGATTTGTCTCTTTTACATATTTCTTCTGACGCATCAGGACACTTTGTTAGATTAAAATATGCTGTTACTAAGGTCCAATCTGAATTGTCATTTTTATGAAATTTATAATTTGGGTTGAATGTAAGTATACCTGTTCCAGACCAATGTCCTAAATGAGATATATCATACCTATATTGATATGGAATTTTATACCAAAAATTATCGCGCATTTGTTTAAAATACCAGATGTCATCACAAACAACAAAACCATCATAATTATTCTCTTTTAAAAATAAGTAAAAGTCATATTCCATGAATCCATTATGGGGATCAACATCTAGAAATATAAACGCACTAGATAATATAATTTCTTTCCATTTTTCTCTAGTTTGATAATCAGTCATGATATCACCTATGATAAATTTAATATTATCAACTTGTTTTTTTTCTTGCGAAACTTTGTCTATAATATCAAATGTGTATATAATATTATTTTTATTATACGACAAAGCAATCGCAGATTCACCGACATGCGTCCCTATTTCAATTATATGCTTACCATTAAACAATGAAGATAAATATGCTAATAAAATGTAATGCTGGTCTCCAGGACTTTTATAAACATCATCGCACATATTTATATGGGGGAATTCTTTTCTTAAATCGATTTTATTAACTAGGTCTAGCTGTAATAAATTTATAAAATCCATTTTATATATTTTATTTAATCATGTATTTATATCTTAAAAACAATAAATTATTTAATCAAAATAAATTATTAAATGAAAATAAATTATATAATGAAAATAAATTATGTAATGAAAATAAATTATGTAATGAAAATAAATTATGTAATGAAAATAAATTATGTAATGAAAATAAGATTATGTAATGAAAATAAGATTATGTAATGAAAATAAGATTATGCTTAGAATATTTTAGAAAAAATAAATTATTTCAAAAAATAATAAGTTAAAAACACATTTAATTTATATTTTAATTCACTAAAGATGTTTACGATTAATTATCAGAAAAGGAAAAATATTGAATTATTTAAGCATTTTGAAGAGCCAACATCACTTTTTCTCTCAAAAACTCAGAACTATATACCTATTTACACGAAATTTTTCAATTTGAATGATACAAATTACAATAGTATTAATCTGAATAATAAATGGTTTATTTCAAATATACATACTGAAGGAGAAATAGAAGATAATCCGAATCTTTTTATGTGTAGAATTAAAAATGTCGACAATAATAAAGTCAAGGATAGAGAGGTCTTTTTTAAAATGGCACCTTTATTAGATCCATATAAGTATATGATTGGTAAATATGACATAGCAAATCCAAAATTATTTAATTTACCACAATTAAATTCTAGTCTAGAAGATTGTAATCCTAAATTCATCGATGTAAATAATTCAGCTTATGTGGACGGTTTATTTTTATTTTTATCTAGTCAATTGAGACATTCATTTAAATTCATACATGGTGTAGACTATTATGGTTCTTTTTTGGCAATAAAAAATGATTTTAAAATAAATGTTTTTGATGATATTGATTATCTAAATAATTCAGATTTTTTTAATAAAAACAAGAATATTCTATTTACAATAGATGAATACGACCACTTATTTCAACAAGACCAAACAAAGTTGAAACCATTAACAATAGGTAATAATATAAGTTTAAAATCAATTACATCCGTTAATAATGAAATTTTTGAAAATGTATTTGAAAATACCATGAATTTAGATGATCTTAAAGACATGTCGCTTGATTTAATTGATATAACAAATTCAAATATGTTAACAGAACAACAGGTTACACTTAAATCAAACTCAACGTGTTCTTCAAGATCATCTCATACAAACGATGATGACCTAGATGATTGTGAAAATTGTTATCAAGATAATGAAATTTTAGATTCTGGATCTGAAAAATATGAAGATATAAAAAGTGATGGTAGTGACAAAAAATCTAAAAATAGCGGAGATAAGTTAGATGAAACAGAGGAAGAAGATTGGGACGAAGAAGATGAAAGAATTAACGTTACAATTCCAAAATTTCCAGTTCAAGTAATAGGAATGGAATACTGTGAAAATACTTTTGATGATTTAATACTGAATAATGAATTAACAGAAGATGAATGGTTGTCCGCTTTTATGCAAATAATTATGATTCTTATTACATATCAAAAAGCATTTAACTTCACACATAATGATTTACATACAAATAATGTAATGTATAACGAAACCGATAAGAAATATTTATATTATTGTTATAAGAAAAAATATTATAAGGTGCCAACATTTGGGAGATTATTTAAGATAATAGATTTTGGTCGTAGTATTTTTAAATTTGACGGAAAAGTATTTTGTAGTGATAGTTTTCAAATTGGAGGAGATGCTGCTACCCAATATAATACAGAACCTTACTTTAATGAAAAGAAACCAAGATTAGAGCCAAATTTTAGTTTTGATTTATGTCGATTAGCTTGTTCGATTTTCGATTATGTCATTGATGATTTTGAAGAAATAAAGTTTTTAAACAAAACAATGGATCCTATTAAAAGTTTAATTGTCGAGTGGTGTTTAGATGATAACGGTGTTAATATGCTTTATAAAAATAATGGAGTAGAGAGATATCCTGATTTTAAATTGTATAAAATGATAGCAAGATGCGTCCATAATCATACCCCTCAGACACAATTGGAACGCCCTGAATTTGATAAATTTTCAAAATTTAATGGAGATATTAAGAATATGGATGAAGTTATGAATATAGATAAAATTCCGTCACATATTTGAAATTATTTTTTTAGTTTATAGTTATTTGTTGTAAAGTAATAATATATTTTATTAATAGTATATAATATATTATGGATAATTTTGGATTTATAATAATAAGACATGTTAACTCAGAAAAAACAAATAAATATTGGAATCATAATGTTAAATTATTAAGAACGTTATATCCTTTAACAAAAATCGTCATTATTGATGATAATAGTAATTATGATTTTGTAAAAGCAGAATTTGAATATAAAAATGTAGAAATTATTCAATCAGAATTTCCAGGACGAGGTGAATTATTGCCTTATCTTTATTATTTAAAGCACAAATTTTTCGCAAACGCAGTAATTATTCACGATAGTGTTTTTATACACAGAAGAATAAATTTCGAAAAATTGAATGGAATAGACGTTGTGCCGTTATGGTTTTTTTATTCGGATAAAGAAAACGTACAAAATACACAGAGAATAGCTTCTTATTTAAAAAACAACATGAGTATTAATAATAAACTTACAAAAGATTTGAATATTTTAGGGTTGAGAAGCGATGAATGGTTCGGTTGTTTTGGAGTTCAGTCATATATAAATTTAACATTTCTTCAACGAATCCAGGAAAAATATAATATTCTAAATTTAATAAAAGCAATAAGCTGTAGAGCGGATAGATGTTCTTTGGAGAGAATATTTGGTGCTATATTTTTTACAGAATCCCCCAAGATATTGTCAAAGAAGTCGTTGTTGGGTAACATCATGACATATCAACAATGGGGATATTCATTCGACCAATATATGATTGACTTAAAAAAAGGCACTATTCCTCGCTCGGTAATCAAAGTTTGGACGGGGCGCTAAAATTCACCTTTGAGCGAAGTGACTAACGTTAGCAAAAGGTAGAGCCAAAAAGTTGTAAATTAACTCCTATATTTTTTTGGATATATAAAATGGTTGTTGTAAATTATTTACACCCTTGAAGATGAACCGGGTGAAATTTATAAGAAGGCACCCTAAAGGGGTGCCGTTTTAAATCTTCACTGGTTTAATTTAACTATTATATAATTTGGCTCCACCTTTTCCAAAGGTGGATCTAAAATCCAGGATTATCAGTAAAAACTGGTGTAATAATTTTACTCGCACCACCTTTCATAGCTGGATTTACTTGATCGATTATGAAATTAGATATTATCACACTAAAATATACTAAAAAAGTATCTCTTATTAAAAGCTTAAGTGGTTTACTTTCTTTTTCAATATATCGCATTTCTAAAAATTTAACTACTAAAAATGTAATTGCTATTATTGTTGATGTTATAAATATATTTATTCCCATGTATTACTTTATTTAAGAACAATCTTATTTTTAATTTAACGCAATTTATTCTAAAATTTCAATTTCATCTATTAATAAGTCTGGCAATAAATCTAATTTTGGTTCTTCAATGTTATTAATATCTAAACTATCTAAAGTAAAATCTTGGTCTGAAATATTTAACTTAATATCGTTATCTTCATCTTCTAATTCTTGTTTTCTTCGTTCATTTCTTATCATACTTATTTCTTCTAATCTTTCAATATTCTTTGGTGCATTTATTTGAGATATACCATCCTCGTGTTTAATATAGTCTATATCATTAAAGCTTACACCACCACCACCACTGCTTTTCTGAGGTGTTTCTGAAACAGGAGCCATAATTGGTTCATGAGTCACTTCCTCTTTAACTTCTTCAATAACATCTTCTTCGACAGTTTCGTCCATATAAGCTTTCAAAATAGCTTCAACTGGAATACTTTCTCTTAATGTATTTAATATACATTCTTGGACGATAATCTCTAATTCTCTGTAATTTTTTT